CCAACCTTCCAACGCCAAAGTCGGTTCAATACGGGGAAAAGGTTTTTTTGTTCGTTTTCGACGGTTTGTTGGTAAAGCAAAACCATTCCTTGCGACGCCGAAAAACTGGTTTCGCCAATCGTAAGCAAAAGAAATTCAACGGGAATGCCCAGGGTCGCCCCGATTTTTCGCAATCGGTAAGTCAAATAGGGAATGGCGTTGGCGTTCGGGCGGTTGCTCGAAATTACTTGGACGTCTTCGCCTGGTTCCAAGTATTGAAAAGAACCGACTTGCAAATTTTGTAGTCGTTGGCTTTCCGAATCGTCGGCCCTGGCGGCAAGTTCAAAATCAAGGGCGTTTTCCCGCTTTACGGCAACGGCCATGGTTGCCGACACTTTAGCCGCAACCATTTCCAGTTCGTCGTATTCGTTGACGTCTTGCAAGTCGTCGGTGACGGTTGCCAGTTCGGGAACCCCGCGAACCTGGCTTGGGCGCATTCGCTTTTTGTAAAAAATGAAATTTGACGCGTTTATTCTTCGAATGTCGTAAAGCCCGCCCCCGTCGCCGCGGTTGCCAATGTGAAAAGCAATTGGCCGGCCCTGGCGGTTTACTTCGACGCCTTCGACGTTTCGTTTGTTTGCCTTTTCTTCCTGGTTGCGGTCCCGCCAAGGATAGTTCGAATTTTTGTTTCCGATTCGGTCGCCTTCGACAATTTGGACCCGGCCCGAATTGGTAAGCAATAAGCCCCCGTCGCCAAATACTAAAGGCAAGCTTGCAAGTTGTTGTTGAACTTCCCGCATGGTCATCGTTTGCGTGACTTCGGGCGCCCTGGAATAAACTTGCCAAAGGTTTTCAAGTTCGGCGTCGAGTTCGCCGGACCCCGTTTGGCCTTGCGGTTGAATGCCCCCGCCGACCACGTCGCCTTCTCTCAGTCGGCAAATGCTTTTGACCAGGGCATTATTTCGGCGAAAATCCAAAAGCGTTGCAATGACTCTTTCGCGGTCTCCCGAATCAAATTCGTTTTCTTCGGGCGTGACCGTCGTTTGGGTTCGGTTTCCCCGCCTGGGCGAATTCCTGGCGGCGTCGTAACCGCGAGCAAAAAGAAATTTTGACGCAACGTTCAAGCGTCGCCAAAAGCTTGGTTTAGTTTTCATTTCGTCGGAAATTCTCAAAGTCAACTTGGTTGGCGCCCAGGGCGTTTATGTCGGGGTCGGCCAATGCCAGTTGGCGTTTGATTGAATTTATTTCGGTTCGCATTGCCTTGCGTTGCTCATAAATCACTTGCCGGTCTTGAAACGAGTATTGGCTCGCCGGCGTTTTCATCATTTCGGCGTAAGTTTCGTTGGCCGAACGTAAGTTGGCCCGCAGGTCGGCGACTTGGTCAAGACTTCTTGGCATTACCCAAGGGCAAAGCGTCAATTTGTGTTGAGAAAACCGTAACGCCTTGAACGTTCGTTGGCGTCTTCGAAAACGCCCCGGTCGACGTTCATTCGAAAAGTCGTTGTGCGGGCATTCATGGCAACAATGAAAGCGGTTCGCGTCTTGCCCCCAAATTGGGCGTCGGCGGCGTGCCGCAATTTAATATGAAAACCCTTTTTTTGGCCGACTGCTATTGAGAAAAAACTCCAAGTGTAAGTTTCACGGGGAACGCGAACCGACGCCCCCGCCTTCAAAACGTAACCTGGGGCCTTTATTGGCGTTGTAATGCGTGCGGTCCTGGCCATTTCGACCCAAGACCATTTCGCAAGACCTATTCGGCGAAGGCGTAACTTTTTAAGCTTTGCAATTCTTTGTTTCGCCAAAATCCAATCGGGGTTTTTCTTTTCCGGGTCCCAATATTTGCCGCCCCCTTTGCCCGTTGCCCAGGCCCCCTTTTCTTGAATGCTTTTGGTTTTGACCCGACGCCCGCCAATGTAGAGCCAGGGAACCAACCGCTTTTTGCCTATGCCGTCGTCTTTCAAAGTATGGGCTTCGGTGATTTTTTGACGGTCGCCCTTGTTCGTTCGTTTCAAGGCCCCGTTGTAAATGGCCCCGGTTTCGCTTCTAATGACGACTTGCAACTTGCGAGAATGCCCCGTCATCTTGGCCAATTGTCGCATGGCCAACGAAAAGTTTGTGGTGTCTATTTCAACGGTCGCTTTCGGCATTGGTTCCCCCAATGAACCCCCCCAAGTAAACAATCGGCACAAAGAACGGAAAAAGAACCGTTGCCAGGGCGAGAAGCACGAAAGAAACCGCCCCCAGGGTAACGGCAAAGAGAGAGTGCCCGCAAAATCCAACAAGGCCGAAAAGCGCCCTTGTCAAAATATTACCAGACTTCCCGGTAGTTATTCTTTTCAATTCGGTATTGATTTCCTTCTGACTTATTTCCGGTTCGTTCATCGTTTTCTTGTGTTTGTTCTTTTGGTCGTCCCAGGCCGCGGGCCCTTGCCAATGCCAGGCAATACACTTCGCAGTCGAAAAAGTGGTCTTGGCCATGGCGCTTAGTTCGCCATTCGGTTTTTTTGGACCCATTGCGGGCGACGGTTTCAATAATAAATTTAGAATTTAATTGCTTTACGTAATCGGCGGCGGGGTCCTTGTAGAGTTGGAACCCAGGAACCTTGCCCGCCCTGGCCCGTAAGATTTCGCCCCCGAAGCTTTCGGCGTTTACGTGCAAAAGCATTATTTTCCATTGGCCCGCCTTTCCGGTTCCCGTGAATGGGTCGACGCTTTGAATTGAAAACGGGGCGGCTCTCATTCGGGCCCCTTTACATGCCCAAAACCTGGAACGCCGGCGAAAGACGTGTTCATAGCATTCCTGGGTGCGTTCGCCGAACCCGGTGTCGATTACCCCGGCGGCGCAATCGTAAGTTTCGAAAATGTCGTCGAGGTCGGAAAAGGTCGGGCAATTTCCATGGTCGAGTAAAAAGCTTTCTTTGGTTTCGGTATTGAACCCGCGAACAATCCAAACGAAATGGGCCCGCTGAACGTCTACCGAAAGCAAGCGAATTTCGCCCTTCAGTTCGCCCCGCTCGTAATCGCCGGCCAAGGCGTGCGTTGCTTCTTCGGTGACGTTCAAGTTTTCCATTTTCCACGGTTCGGCAAGCCATCCGGTTACAAATTGCTTGAGCCCTTCCATGGTGTCTTGCGCTTGAATCCATTTAACGGCCATGTCGCCAAATTGAATCATGGGTGAATACATAGAATTTAAATGGTAAGACCTGGCGCCGGGCGTTCCGGTGTCGCTTGTTGCTTCCCATTCCCCCAGGTCGAGCATTTTGATTTTGTCGGCGTCGTCAATTGGCCCGTCGCATTCCTGGCAATAATAGCGGGCCGAACGTTTCACCAGGTGCAAATCAAATTTGCCGTCGTCCCGTTTTGCTTCGTCGTCGAATCTTACGGTATATTCGCCAGGACCCTTTCTCCATTCGAACGCAATTCGTTTCCCGCAATGGGGACAAGGCATTTTGAAAACGCGTTGGTCCCCCTCCAAATATTCGCCCCAAATGCCCGTCGATTCCTCTATGGGTGTGGAACTTTGAAAAATCTTATAATCTCGCCGGCCTTTCACGCGGTCCAGGGCGTCAAGGCGAATGCTTTTTTCTATGACGTCGATTTCGTCCAAGACCAAAAAAGAAACCGGATATTGGCGAACGTTCTTTTGGGACCCGCCGCCAATCAAGTTCATTACGCAATTGTCGAATTCAATTCGCAACGCGCTTGCCCGGTCGCGGTCAACCTTGCCGTCGAGTTGCTTGGGCAAATGTTTTGCAATTGTTTTTGAGTCTTCACAAAAAGGCAAAAATCGGTCGTTGGAAAAGTTGCGGGCTTGTTTTTCGTTGGACCAAATCCAAAGAATGGGCGACGGGTTCCGGCATATTACCCAACCAAGGCCGATATAAATTGAAGTCGTTTTTGCCGTTTGACTTCCCCAACAAAGAGAAACCTTTCTAACGGTCGGGTCGGCAAAGTTGTTCAGAATTTCGCGAACGTAAGGCCGCGACCTGGTCGAAAAGGTGCCCGCTTGTTCGGTTACGCGTTCAGACAAATAGGCGTCGGATTCGGCCCATTCAACGACCGTTTGTTTCGGGTCCGGCTTGAGAATGTCAAAGGCGTAGTCGACTAATTTTTCGGCGGGTGTTTTCATGAATTAAAAAAATCCATTTCTTGAGAAAGCCGGGTCGCTATATTTTCGCAATTTTCTTCATCTAGTTCTATTCCTATTGCCCGTCGCCCTTCTTGCTTTGCCGCCAACAAGGTAGAACCGGAACCGGCGAAAGGGTCAAGAATCACTCCATTTTCAGGAACCGCGACGCGCAATATTTCCCGCAAAACATTTGTTGGCTTTTGGGCATTGTGTAAGCGTTGACCAGGTGGAACCCTTTTAAACCGCAAAACGTTTTGACCGTCACGGGTTGAATATTCAGTCGCCCCGTTTGTGAATTCCGCGACCATTTCGTGAACTGGTTTAAATCCACAACCAAGACCCGCCGAACCTTTGTCCCAAACTAAAAGATTCCGCCAACGCATGCCGCTTGACTCTAAGGCGGGAACCAATGCCGGAACCATTCGCCAATCGCAAAAGACAAAGGCACTTCGATTAGGAAAAAGCAATCGGCGTCCTTCAACCAAAACCGAACGCAAAAGCCAAGTCAAGCCAACCGTTGTCATGTTGTCGCCCGCAAACCATTTAAACTTTTCTTCTTTAATTCTTTCACTTCGCAAACCTTGCATTTTTGCGGCCCCTCGTTGGGCTTCCATGTAACCCCCCGAACAATAAGGCGGGTCGGTCAAAATCGCATCAATTCCAGGCGGCAACTCTTGAAGAATTGGCAAGCAATCGCCATGATAAAGGGTGACCGCTTGGTCCGTATAAAAAGGCGTTTTCATGTTCGGCCCTTGGCCAGGCTTCGAAAGACACAAATAATATGCGCCGAATGCGTAGAGAAACTTTGACCAGGTAATGAAACGGTGCCAACGAACCCAAGCAAAAGAGGCTTTCGGCAAATCATGCAGTCGCCAAAAAATGGCCAAGGCGCTCGAGGTGTCGGGAATAATTCGGGCGGTTTCATTTTACCCCCTTGCGCTTTGTAATTTTTGCCCCGCGGCCCGCTTGCAATTCCGTTTTCAAATCGTCAACCGCTTCGCGTAATATCAATTCGGCATGGTCCGGGTCGGCCGGGTTTACCCTGGTCGCCCAGGCTTTCGGCAAACCG